ACCGCCTATCGCTGGCGCCGAAATCGCGTGGTGCCCATCGCGCGGATGAGCATGAATATCCCGCACGAGAACAACGACTGGTTCGACAACCGCGACGCGCTGAACGACTACCACATCGAGTGGCAAATCGGGACGAGCGGCGCTGGCAAGGCGGTCACCATCTCGCTGCCGCGTGCGGAGGTGGTCAACGTGCAGCCCGTCAACCAAGATGGGCTTGCGTATCAGCGCGTGACATTCGAGGCGACGATTGACGGCGCGACGGATGATGCGTCGACTGAGATCATGCGCTCGGCCATCCGACTGCATTTCGGCGCGTGACGCGCCATTGAATCCGCTGGGGAGCGGAAGAGGAAAGCAACCATGGCACTCGAAAATCTGAAGGTCGTTAGTCTCTCGGACCCTGCTCTAGACCTCGAAGCGATGGACGCCGTCGTGGTGACCTATCTACGCGAGCGTGACCCTGAGCTCGTGCGCGTGCTCGAAGGTCACCGCGCGCGATGGTTCCACCTGGGGCATATTGACATGATGGCGTTTCGTAGCTACGTCGCGCCGAGTCTCCTCGAAGACGCGACGGTGCCGCTCGAGGTCGCGTGGCGCGCCTTCGAGTGCGGCGTGACGCGCATCGAGATGGAAGATGGGTCAATCCTCGAACCTGCGCGCGAGGACGCGCTCGCGAACGGCGCGATTCGCAAGCGCTGGCGTGCGGAGCAGCTCGACGTGCTCTCGCCCGCCGAGGTCTGGGAAATCGGCTCGCTGTGCTACACGAGGGCGCTGCTGGGAAAAGCGCGGAAGGCGCGCTTTGCGCTGCCGCCTGGGTGGCAGCACGTCTGGATGAACAGGGTGCCACACTCGGCGGTTGCGGCCGACGCCGCGACCCGTCTCGGCCCTGGCTGAACGCCGCCTGGGGCGGCTCAGACCGCGAGCGGCAGGCGTGGCGCGCGGCGTGGGAATGCGACTGTGAGGGGCTCGTGCCGCTGCGCACGACACCTCTCGACCACGCGAAGGCGCAGGCGACGCGGGCTCTGTCGACTGCGATCGAACGCGAGTGCGGCGCGGCGCCCGAGCGCTGCCCGCACAGCGTGTTCTCTGACCCGCTCATCTCCTCGACGCTCGACGGGTATCGCGTGGCGCGCAGCGGCGGGCACACGAATCTCGCGGCGTATGCGGCGACGAATCCGCCGGAGCTGCTATTCCGGGCGGTGATGACCTACGATCGGGCCGTCGATCGCGCGCTCGCCGCGCGACGCAAACGAGAGGACGCAGCACGCACCGCGCGCGCCGCCTCGTCGAAGGCTCAATCCCAATTTCGAAGGCGGTAGCTCGTGGCCAAATACGAGGTCGAGGTCGAGGTCGATGCGCAGTCGGCCATCGCCACGCTGGAGCGTCTACGCGCGAGCACCGAGCGCGTGGGGACCGCCGCGAGCCAGCAGATGGCGCCCGCGCTCCGCACGGCGGCCGACGCGCAGGCGAAGGCTGAGGCGGCGGCGAAGAACAACGCGGAGCAGCTCAACAAAAACCTGGCGGCGGCGGCCGCGCTCGGCTCGGCATTCGGCAGCATGACCGCGCAGCTCGGGCCGGTCGGGCAAGCGCTCGGATCGGCAGCCTCGAGCGCGGCTGCGATGTACGCGGCGATGGGGCCGATTGGCGCCGTGGTCGGCGCGGTCGCTGGCGTCATGCCGGCGCTCATCAACGCGTTGTCTGACACCTCCGAGGAGGCCGATAGGACTGCGCAAGCGATTGCGGCAACCTCGAGGTCTCTCGACGACTTCATCGCAGATGTGCGTCGTGCGACCGCCGAGGCTGGCCGCGCTCGCCGCATCGCAGCGGGCTTCGCGAGCGAAGAGGAAATCGGCGGTCAGATACGGCAGCAGGAAGAGCGCGCCGGCACCCTACTTGCGAACCTGACCCGTCTCCGGTCGGGGCTCTCGGACGCTCAGCAAATCAGTGTGCTTCGCACATTGAACGACGCTGAAAGATACGGTCGCACAGCAGAGACCGTACAGAGCACGCTTCGCACGACGCTGATGGGAGAGGACGCGTCGCGCATCTCTCAAATTGCCGCCACAATCAAGGCTCTATCGGACGCGCGCCGCGAGTCGAATCGGCTTCGCGAGCAACAGGCCGAGGTGCAACGCGAGAACATCGCGGCCGACATTGAGGAGGCCGAGGTCGAGATGGAGCTCGCGCGGCGTCAAGCCGAGCCCACATCTCGCAGAGGCGGAGGGGCGCGCGACGCCGAGCGCGAGGCTATTGAAGCCGCTGCGCGCGCCAAAGCTGAGCAAATCGCGATCGAGCAGAAGCAGCTCGAAATCGCGAACGAGCTACTCGACAAAGAGGAGCAACGGCTGCGCATCGCGAAAGAGATTGCGCAAGCGGAGCTCGACGCCGCCGACGCGAAGGCTGCCGCAGCGCGCGCATCGGCCGCCGCCGAGAAGCGCGAAAACGAGCGGCTGCGCATCCTTGCCGAAGAAACCGGCAAGGCGAAGCAGCTCGCGACAGAGGAGCGCGAAGAGCAGGAAGAGCGCACGAGAATCGAGGAAGACCGCATCCGCATCACGTCGCGCGCGAACGCCGGTCTCGAGGGCGTCCTCGACATCGCCAAGCGCACCGCCGAGATTCAACGCGAAAGCAACGCATCGGTCGGCGATGCGTTCAAAACGGCGGTCGACGAATGGCTGAAGGGCTTCGCTTTGCAGTCGGCTTACAAGGGCGTGGCGGCGACCGCCGAAGCCATCGGCTCGGCCGTCACGAACCAGCCTAACGCCGCCGCGAAGTTCGCCGAGGCCGGCATCCACTTCGCGCTCGCTGCGGCCGCTGGCGGCGCGTCTGCGGCCATCCCGAATGCGGGTGGCGGTGGAGGTGGCGGTGGCGGTGGCGGCGGCCGACAAGGCCCCGAGGCTGTCAGCGGCGGTGGTGGTGGTGGCGGTGGCGGCACGGTCGTGGTCAACTTCAACTCGCCGGTCGCCGAGGCGGAAATCGGTCGACAGCAGGAGCGCGCGTCGAGGGCGGCGCGTCGGAGGTTCGGCTCGTGACCCATCGCATCGAAAGCGGCTGGAGCGTCGACACGCTGGGGACGTTCACGCTCACCGTCGTCGGCAACGTCAGCACCGAGACCGTGTCCATCACGACCGGCACCTATTGTCATTCGGATTTGACCAGCGTGCTCGGCACCGGCAATTACGATGACTTCGCGGGCGCGTTGAAAACGGCGCTTGACGCGAGCGGCGCGTCGAGCGGGGCATTTACGGTGACGTGGTCGACGTCGACGCTGCTCTATACGATCAGCAATGCGGCCGCTAACTTCGACCTGACCTTCCCGAATACCGCAGCGGGAAACCGCATGGCGGACGCGCTCGGCTTCACGCGCAACACGACGACGAGCTCGACGGCTGCGTCGCTCTCGGGCACGCGCCGCCCGTACTATGTGATCGACGGCGCGATGGGCGGTCGCAGCGGCTGGACGCGCGTCTATGAGGGCGACGACATCACGTCGCAAGCGGAGGCGGAAGACGGCTCGACCTACGCCTCGGCGCGCAGCGTGGCGCCGCTCTACGACGACTGGACGGTACCCTTCGAGACGCTCGCCGCGACCTTCGAGCTCGAGGCGCTCACGGCGGTGCCGTGGACGTGGGAAGCGTTCTTCAAGCACAGCCGAGGCATCCATCCCTTCGCCGTCTTCGACGATGCGGGCAACACGGTGCATGTGCTGCGTGGGCCTCGAGGTGCGCGCTTCAAGCCGGCGCGCGCGAGCGAAGATTGGGACGGCCGGTGGTCGATTGACCTGCTCACGATCAATCGGGGTGCGCTCATCAATCCGCCGTCTGTGCTCGTCGCGCCGGTCGCAAGCGGCACGGTCGAGATTGGTCAGACGCTTTCGACCACCGACGGGTCGTGGACCAACTCGCCGACGAGCTACAGCTACCAGTGGCAGCGTGACGGCGCGGACATCAGCGGCGAGACGTCGGCGACTTACACTGTCGTCGCGGCCGATATCGGGCCGGGCACAGCGGGCATCGGGACGGGAATCACCTGCCTCGTTACGGCGAACAACGCTGCGGGCGCGAGCTCGCCGAGCGCGTCGAACGCCCTGGTCTTCGCGCACGCGACTTATCTTGCCGATACTGCGATCGGCATCTCGACTGCAGGCGTGACGCTTGTCGGCTCTGACGTTGACGAATGGGCCTCGAGCCTGGGGGGCATCTCGGTGACGCTGACGGCCCCGAGCGCATCTCAGCGTCCGGCGTACTCAGCGACCGGCGGGCCGGGCAGTCGACCGCTCATCACTGGCGACGGCACCGACGACGTGCTCACGGGCACACTGACGAAGGGCAGTGCGTTCGACGATTACGAGTGGGGCGGCGTGGCTCGTCTAGTCGCGCATGTCTCTGCTGGTGATCGGTGGGTCGCATACGGCGTTGGTTCGGTATCGCGATTCCATATTAGTGAACGAGCCGGAGGCACTTACCGAATCACAGTAAGCGGCGGCGCGAACGTCGAGCCTCTGCTTGACTCGACTACGGCGCTTCTGCACTGGTCAGGCGATGCGACGCCGAGCACGATCAACGCGCGTCGCACCGGCGTGGTCGAGGCGACTGCATCGGCGACGGTGACTTCGAGAAGCGATGGCGAGACGCTTTCTGTCTTCGCCGATGGCGCGGGCACGAATGCGAGCAACAGCGAGCTGATGGCGTTTTATTGCGGCCCGATTCTGACGTCTGACCAGCGCACGCATCTTCGCGCGCTGCTCACCTATCACACCGGAGTGACGTCGTGAGAGTGCATGTCTACGCGACGCGCGAGCTCGCGCAGAACGCGATTGCCGCAATCGATGCCGCTCGCAATCCCGACGGCACCGAGGAAGTCGCGCTCCCCGATGGCACGCGCGAGCGTCGCGCCGCGAAAGCGTGGGCGTTCCCCATCGAGCTCGAGGATGGCCGATGGGCTGTGACGGCGGTCGACCCCAATGCGCCCGACGTGCGCACGATTGAGCCTGTCCTCGACGAGAACGGAGAGCCTGTCATCGTTGATGGTCGCGTTGTCATGCGGGAGGTTGAGTCGTGACCTACGGCATCACGACCGCGTATCGGCTCATCATCGAGGGCCTCGGCATCGAAGCGGTGACGGACCCGGCGATGGAGCGGCTGTCGCCGGATATCTCGCGCTATCGCATCGTCGGGCTCTTGCGAGACGGGCTGCGTATTCAAGAGCAATGCGACATCGCGCGCGGTGAAATCGAAGCCGGCGGCGTCACGGTCTCAATCGTCGATCGTCAGGTCGATCAAGTCTGGTGCGAGTGGCTAGCGCAACAGCCGCAGGAGTACACCTGGCTGACGGCGGACGTGTCGACCATCGACGCCTCGATCACCGTCGCGGACAACAGCGTCGTCACGACCAACGACGTCATCCATATCGGCACCGAAGCGATGCTCGTCAGCGGCACGAGCGGCGCTGATACGATCGACGTGACGTCGGGGCGCGGGTGGTGGCAGACCATCGCGCAGGCGCACTATACGAGCGACGGCGAAGAGCTCGTGACGCCGAAGGTCACAGTGACGCGGCCGACGACGCTCGAAGGGCGTCGCGCGTACCTGTACCGCTACGTCGACGGCGACGACCTGCAAGGTGACGGCACGCTGGTCTGGCGCGGGGTCTGCTCGACGGATGCGCGCCTCGAAGATGACGGCGCGACGTGGACGATCACGATTGACTCGATCGTCTCGCTACTGAAACAGCCGATTGCGACCGACCTCGATGAGCCGACGACGATTCGCGGCATCTACTATCCGGCGGCCGAGTTTATTCGATTTCAGTTCCTGGAGAGCAACGGCGACGACATCCTCTCCGGCCGCTCTCACGATCGCACCGCGATCATTCGCATGCACGGCTTCTGGGAGACGCAGGAGCAATGGTGCGAGGATATTCAGCTCGCGATTGATCAGGCGAGCAACACGAGCGGCGCGGGCACGACTGGCATCGTCGCGGGCACGACGGGCGTGGTCGAGGTCGAGCAGGCATTCGGTCTCGCACGTCGGACGGCCGACATCTTCGTCGAGGTGCAGGACTCTGGTCATTGGGGGATTCGGTGGATTCCCGATGCCGGTCAGCCTCGACATCTTCTGCTCGGCACCTTTGGCGGATTCGGCCCCGGACTAGAGCTCGAGGGCGCGCTCATCAATCCTTGGGGAAGCACCATCGCGACGCCTAGCGCGCCGCACCCGTGGGTCATCGTCGCAGGAGATGGCGGCGTTACTAGCAAGGGCAAGGTGCCGCGCGGCATCGTCGGCGGTGGCGCTGGTATCGGCGGTGGCGCTGAGCCGTATTCGCCGCAGCGCATTTACCCCGACTTGAATCTGACGGCGGTCGCGCTCGGTTCGATTGGCGACTATGACGTGCAGATTGAATGGGGTTCGGGCACGCCTTCGAGCGGCGCTTATCCGGTGCGCAATGCGGATGCAGACGAGGGATGGGCGCGAGTCGGCGTGGTCGATTCACGGCACATGTACCCTGGCCAACTGCCGAAGCTATCGTTCCGTCGTCGCATTGCGGAGGGCAATATCGGTGATCTTCGCGACGGGCTTGTGACGCTTGCGCCCGACCTCGCGAACGCCGGCGCGATGCCGTTCATCACGACGCAAGATCTTGCGTCATGGACCACCGTTGCAGACCGCGCCGCGAGCGGGCGGCTGCTTCTCGAATCGAGACGGTACATCGTCGGTGGGGAGATTGACCTCGACGAGCTCGTGGCGCAGGAGTGCCGTCTTTTCGGCGTGTTCCCCCGCCTTGAATCGGACGGCAAGATCGGCCTGTCATACCTCGAGCTCCCCACGTCGACCGCCATTCTCGCCGGCACCCTCGACGATGGCGACATCCTCGTGAGCGACCAGCCGCCAACGTGGGAGCGCAACGCGACCGATGGATCCATCAACGTCGCCGAGATGAAAACGGGCTATTCAATCCTCGAGGATGACCACGAAGGGACCACCTTTGTCATTCGCGACGTGACGGCGTTGTCGACGCGCAAGGCGACGCGCAAGCTCGAGATCGCTCCGCTGTCTCTGGACCCGGCCGACTTCACCTGGGACTACGTCTCGGCAGTCGACGTCGCGCGGCGCGTGCTCGCGATCTTCGGGCGACCATACTCAATCGTCAAAGTGGCGGTGTCCTCCGAGTGGCTCACCACGGCGCTGTGCGGCTCTGTGCTCGGCCTTCGCTCGCCGCGCATCCCTAACGTCTTCACCGGTCGACGAGGCGTAGGACAGGGCTCTGAGCAGCCTGCGGTGGGGCTTGTGATCGGTCGGGATTGGGATCTGTCCACCGAGACCGGCACGCTCACGCTCATCGTCTCGGAAGCGCAGACAGCAGGCTACGCGCCGAGCGTATTCATCGATTCGTCGGCCGTCGTGAGCGGCAATCAATACGACCTGAGCGTGACCTTCGATGACCCGAGCGGCGTGAGCATGGCGCCGCCGGCCGCCGTGCTGTCGGACTTCTATTCGGTCGGGGACGAGCTGTATCTGCTCATCTGGGACGCGACGACGCAGACTGCGCAAACGTGCGTCATCGACGCCGTCAATGACGGCGCGTCTGAGCTCCGTGTGACCTTCGATCTGTCGCCGACGCTGAGCGGCACGCGATATCTGCGTTTCGCCAACTACTCGGACGGCACGCTAACGACATCGCAAAAACGCTTCGCATTCTACGCAGACGGCTCGCGACGCCTCGACGATGGCATCGGGGGGTTTGATCCTGCGCGGGAGTATGCGGCATGAGCACATCACTCTTCGAGGGACTCGTCCGGTATCAAGATTCGCAGTGGGGAGACTACGATCCGGTCGATGCCGCGCAGTCGCGCGCCGTGATGAGCAACGTCATGCACTCGGCCGATTCGTGCGGCCAGGTGCTCGTCAACTGGCGCGTGGCCGATGCGCGGTCTGTGAGCCGCGTCCTGACGCAAGCCGTGACTTACTACGCGGTCTGGACAAGCGCGGCGCTGCCGATTCGATTCAACGGCGACGGCAGCGCATACAAGCTCCGGATTCGGCTTCGGGCCGCTGCCGGTGTCGCCGGCACGGTCGACTTCGCGGTGTGCGTGATCGGAGGGAATCAGAGCGTCGACGCTGCTTACGATGCGATCACAGCCGGCACTCCCGTCGCGACCACCGCGAGCTCGAGCTCGACGTCGCACGCATGGCTCACGCTCTCGACGTCGACTATTAGTCTGGTCTCGGGCAGCGAAGCGATATCCGGTGTCACGCGCAGCACGCGCAGGGAGATCGGAGGCGCAGCGGTAGGCGTCAGCTACGATGCGGCGAAGATCGTGGTGATGGCGCAGAGGTCTACCGGCTCTGGCTCCACGACATCGGCGCTCATCAGCGGCTTACATGCCGCCGAATACATCGGACCCTGACCTATGACCCTTTCGCGCGTGCCGCAGTTCAGAGAGAAGATCGCGTTCACGTCCATCGTCGCGGGCGCGCCTGTCGCCTCGACCGATTGGCAGCGCGCGGCGGCGGTTCAAAACTGGATTGCCGGTCGCGGGCGTCAAAACATCCCGACGTTCAAGCCCGAGCATTCCGCGAACAAAAGCACGACGTTTCGTTATGCGATTCGCATTTTGCCGAGTTATTCGGCAATCGACTTGGTTGCGATGGTCGCGACCAAGAACGTCTCATCGGTCTTGCCAGGGATAGTCGACGCGCCGGTCCCGATACTGCTGAGCGTGTCACCGCGAGCTGCTTACAGCTCGGCCGCGATTGATATCAATCTGGATGTCATTGTGCCGGTTACCGATACCAACGTGGAATCAATCGCCGTCTACGAAGTGCCGCGTGCGTACCTCGAGCAGACCGCGAGCGCGGGCGGCATCGACACCACGGCACTAGCGGCGGGGCAGCCCATCACAGCGGCCAGTGTCGAGGCGCTCGCCGATGCGCTCGCCGATGACACGTTCGGCACGCGCACGCTTGCGTTTCATGCGGTGCCGTATTCAAACGGCTCGAGCACGATCACGACTTACGCGACAGACTCGACGAGCGCGACCTTCGCGCCCGTCGTCGGCGGCAATGGCGTGCCGGTGCTTGCGCGAAAGAAGCGCGTCGGCGACACGACGCGCACCGTCAAAGCGCGCTGTTACGGCTGGGTCACGAGCGGCACGACCGGCGAGTTCCGAGTCGAGTCGAGCGTCAACGGTGCGAGCTCCGCCGTGAGCTTCACGAATACGACCCCGGCGTGGTCGAACGAAATCACCGATCTCGTGGTCGATTGTGAAGACCTATCGACCGCGACCGGGCTGCAATCGGCGACCTGGGACGAGCTGACGTGCGACTCGCGTCGGTCGGCTGGAGCCGGCACGGTCTACGTCGCCGGCTGGATCGTCTACGAATGATCGCGTGCTACTCTCACCCTGAGGATTCCGATGTCGACCAATCTCATCTCCGCTGCTTTCGCGACCGCGCCCATCTACACCGGCACCGTCGACGCGACGACCGTCGCTGCGGGTGAGCCGCAGCGTCTCTCCGGCACGGGCGCCACGGGCGCCGCGAACGCGACCGCGCTGCCGGTCGGGCGCTATGCGACCTTGCAGGTCGCCGGCACCGCTGTGCGAGCTCGCTGGGGTGCCACAGCGCCCGAGGCTGACACGACCGATGTCTACCTCTCGGCGGGCGCGAGCTTCAGCTGGTACGTCGAGCAGAGCTCGCAGTTCGTGAGCGTGCAGGCGGCCGACGGCTCTGCCGCTTTCGAGGCGCACGTCTGGTGCTCCTCGCCGAAGGTCGCGTGATGTCGAGGCGCTTCGCAGGCACCGGCCTCCTTCGCCGCCCCGGCACGCGGTTCACGCTCGGCGGGGGCGCAGTCCCGGTTCCCTCGTATGACCCCGACGCGCAAGCGTATTTCGATCGCGTCGAAGGCCCGAGCGGAGACGATCAAAGCCTGGAGCCCGAGGTCAAAACTGCAATCAACGACTTTGTGGTCGGATGCAAGGCCGATGGCGTCTGGGCCGCCATCAAAGCGTCGTGCATCCTCGCCGGTGCGCGGACGCTGTCCGGCGCATTGCAGCCCCTGGTGGGCGCGGCGCCGACAAACTTCAACTTCGTGTCTGGCGACTACAGCCGAAAAACGGGGTTGGTTGGCGATGGAACCACAAAGTACCTGAGCAGCAACCGAGCCAATAATGCCGACCCGCAGGACGATAACCATAACGCCTTCTATGTGACGGCCGCCCCGACTTCTGGTCTGCGGTTCTTTATGGCATCGGACGCTGGTCCGACTACCGGCGCCAACAATTTCTTGCAAAACACCGACGGTAATATCTACGTCAGAAATCGGTCGGCGACCTACAACAACACTTTGGCAAGCGCTTTCATCTTGGGGTTCAAGGGCTTTAGCAGAGACAACTCTGCTACCTACACCCTGCGAGACAACGCCACGACCTCAGTGATTACCCGCGCGTCCGAGACACCCTCCGCGTCGGCCATCCAGATATTCGACCGAGGCACCACGCCGCCGCATTCTCCGACCGACGCCCGTCTGGCCTTCTATTCCATCGGCGAAGATCTCGATTTGGAGCTGCTCGAATCTCGCGTTTCTACGCTGATTGCCGCACTTGAGTTTGGTATCAACACTGGCCTTGCCGCAAGTGACTACGACGCCGACACCGTGGCCTATGTCAATCGCGGCTACGCAGCAGGAGGGTCACTGTCATGAGCCAAGTAAAAGACCTCGTTGACGCCATCGACGCATTCATTACGGGCAGCAAAGCTGACGGAACGTGGAACGCCATTAAGGCATCCTGCATTATGGCGGGGTGGGATAACCTGAATGGTGCGCTGACACCGCTTGCTGGCACGGCACCGACAAACCACAATTTTGTCTCCGGCGACTACGACCGCAAAACCGGTTTGACGGGAACCGGGAGCGAGTATCTGGACACGAACAGAGCTTGCGACGCCGACCCTCAAAACGATCAGCACGTCGCGGTTTACACAACGACACCGGAGTCAGGCGCCAGCTCGTATGCTTACATTTCAGGCGGCGCGTCTTCTTTCGGCGCGTCTATCACCGAGGTTCTTCATGTGTCTTCGCAAGTGTATTTCCGAAGCCGAAACGTAGGAGGGGCCGCGATTGGTTCGCCCACGCCGACATCGCCAGCCTTTCTCGGCGTATCGCGAAGCGCTTCGTCAAACTTCGGCTGGAGGCTTGGCGGTACTACAACGACACAAAACACGAACAGCGTAACCTCCTCCGCGCTCAATGTGTTTGTGTTTTCTCGATCTAATGCCACGCTTCTAAGCAGGGCGGAAATTGCGTTCTATTCGGTCGGCGAATCGCTGGACCTGTCACTCTTGGAAAACAGAGTGACAACGCTAATTGCAGACATCGCGTCAGCCATACCGTAGGATTTTCATACCTGGCCAACAAGTACGGGATCACAATATGAACGCCCTGATCTTCACCGACGCTGACGCGCAAACGCTGATTGCGGCTCAATCGGGCCGGCACAGACTCGCCCCAGCTCCGATGACGGACGGGCGCTGGTTTCTGATGGAAGACGTACTAGCCGAGATTCCTGACGGGCTTTTCGGCGAGCTGATTGTCGGCTACGAAGTGGCGTCGTTCGAGAGTATTCAGCCCCTTATCCCCGCGCCGGAGGATATCCCGTGACCACCCAGCCACCGCCATCGATCAAAATCCCGCAATGGACGCTCGGCATCCTTGTCACGCTCCTGAGCGTCGGCGGGTCTGCGCTCGCGACGCTCGCCGTCACGACCGCCGAGGTCGAGAGCGTCGCGCAAGAAACCGCTGCGCTCGCACAGCGCGTCGACCGCCTGGCGGCATCCGACGCCGACAGAGCTCGCGAGCAAGCCGTGCTTTCGGAGCGCCTCGACTCGATTCAATCGCTCCTCGTCGAGGTCCGGTCAGACGTCCGGCAGCTCGCCCGCCTGGCGCCGACGCGATGATCGAGGTGGTGATTCGCGGCTATGGCTCGGCGCACGTCGTCGAGCTCGAGTGGGCGCTGGCCGTCATGCTCGAATGGTCGCTGTTTCAGTGGGCGGAAGATCCCTACCTGTCGTGAGGTTTTCATGTCGATTCACTGGTCGGTTCTAGTCGCATCGCTTGCCCTCATCGGCGGCGGCATCGCGCTCCTCGTCACCGACACCGCTGCCGAGGTCGGGTCTGGTCTCGTCGGTGCCGGGCTCGGTCTGCTCGGCCCCAGCGCAGTCAAGCGGGCGCCGTCGTGAGCGCGCGTTATCGCGTCGTCGAGCTCTCGCGCCTCGACCCCATCGAGCGCCCCGAGTCGCCGTGGCGCGTCGCGCTGACGATCGCGGCCGTTGTCGCCTACGTCGTGCTCCTCGGCGGCTGCGGCGCGTCGAAGCTCGACCGTGCCACGACCACCTACGGTGTGGCGCACGCGCTCCAGAGCGGCGCCGTCGCGACGGTGCGGCGCGAGGTACGCGACGACCTGCGCGAGACGTGCTCGAGCGAGACGAGCCCGGCTGCTATCGACGCATGCGTCACCGAGCGCGCGGAGCGCTGGCGCGCAGCGGAAGCGGGCCTCGACGTGAGCGCGGCGGCGCTCGACGTCGCCGGCGCAGAGCTCCTCGCATGGGCCGAGGACGGCGACCCCGACGCGGCGCCGCGCACAGCGTGCGAGCGGCTCTCGTCGGCGGTCGAAGCGGTCGCGCACGTCGTGCGCTTGCTCGACGCGCTCGGTGTCAGACTGCCGGCGGGGCTGCCGTCATGGACGTGCGGAGGTGACCGGTGAGCCTGCTCGACACTGACCAGCGCGAGAAGCTCGGCGTCGGCCTCGACCTCGCCGGGCGGCTCCTCGGTGAGCTGCTGCCGGGGCTGAGCGGCCCGGTCGCGCGCGGTCTGCTCGGCGCGGTGCGCGAAGTGCTACGCTCGGGGCGCGAGCCCGAAGAAATCGTCGCGCATCTGCGACGGCTCACCGAGCGCGGAGCGGCGCGGCTCGAGCTTGACGAAGAGGCCGCGAAGATCGCCGAGGAGCTGAAGCGGGGGCTCGGGTGACAGTCCCGCCCTGGCTCGTCGCGCCCGAGTCTGACCGCGTCGTGCCCATGATCGACGCGCAGGGACAATACGCCTTCCACGCTGGGTGCAATCGAAATACGAGGTCGCAGGACGCTGTGACGCGCATTGTGTGCCACTGGACCGGCGGCACCGGCGGCGCCGAGCGCGTCGTGCGCACGCTCGCGAAAAACGCGCTCAGCATCCATTACGTGGTCGAGCCGTCCGGTCGCATCGTGCAGACCGCGACGCACGATACGCGATGCGCGCACGCCGGCGTGGCGAATGACGGCAGCATCGGCATCGAGGTCGTCTCGCGCGGCTACCCGACGCGCGCCGATGACGAGCACGATACGTACACCATCGGCGGTCGCCGCGTGCGATGCCTGCGCTGGCCAGCCGAGCAGATGCACAGCGTCGTCTGGCTCGTCGAGGCGCTGTGCGGCGAGCTCGGCATCCCGCGCGTCATCCCCGGCGAGAACGGCGAGGTTAGCCTGTCACGGCGCGGCGGGCCGCACGGATGGGTCAAGCTCGCGGGAGTCATCGGGCACCTGCACGTCCACTCGAAAAAAGACGACCCCGGCGGCGCGCTCTTCCACGAGCTCGCGCAAGAAGGCTTCGCGCTCGGCGACGTCTAAGCGCGCCGCGCGCATAGCCGCGCATAGACGACGACCCGCCGAGGACCATCCCCAGCGGGTCGCGTGAGCGAGAGGCGCGACTCCCGCCCGGTGTCAGGGTAGCGCGTCGCCGCGTTGCTCGGCGGCCTCAGCGACCGCCAGCACGCGGCGCACGGCCGCCGAAAGGGTCTCGCCCCACCGGGCGAGACGCGCCTTCTCGTCGGCGCTTAGGCTGACGCTGGTGCCCTTTCGGGTGCGTCCGGTGGCCGGGCGGCCGGGGCCTTTGCGGGTCACGCCGGCACCCGAAGCGTGGGATGAAACCCGCATCCGGGCGTGAGCACTCGCCAGCCGCTAGACCAGGCGATGCTCATACCGTCCGCGCGGCGCCATCCGCCGGAGCGGGTGTAGGCGAATCCGTTGGCTTTGGCCCAGGTTTTTTGTCGCGCGTTCATGGTCTCTCCTTCTTTGGCTTCCCAGACGCCTTTCGGCGTTTCGGCCCCTGCCACGGGGCCATCTTCAGTGGGTCAAGCGGGGAGCAGGGTCCGCTTCGAGCGACGCACCGCCATCTAGGTTCACCCCAGGGCCTCGATCGCATCGATCATCGCAAGGCCTTCTTCCTGTCCCCACTGCACACCCGCGTCCACGGAGTCGTGGATCACGGACCGGATCGCGCAACGGGCCTCGTGGCGACCCATGCAATCGCTCGCGTCGATGGACGCGAGCAGGATTCGGCCCGCGTCGCGGACCTCTGCGGATGCTTTGGTGAGGTTCCCCCACCCGACGGACTCCCGCGCGTCCGCAAGGAGCTGATACCCGCAGATCACGCCCACGGCGTTGTTAAGGGGGTTCGAGAGGGTGGGGGCGGCTGGGCGGCGCATATCGGGCTCCTTGTTTCGTGGCGGTCTCTCCCGCCGACGAGAAAGACTATGATTCCATCACACCTAAATAGCAAGAAAGAAAAACAACTATTTTCTAAGTGCTAGTTATTGCTCGCTTTTCCAACGTAGCTTTTCGGCCCGCTTGCGCTCCCGTACACCTCGACGCGCCTCGTCACCGCGCGCTCGCGCCGCGCGAGGTCGCGCAGATACGCGGCAAGCTGGTCGGAGCTGAGCGCCTCGAGTGTCTCCGCGTTCGCGCGCTCGCACGCGGGGCAGCGCGCGACGGCTCGCGCGGCGCTGTGCAGCCCGCAGCCGAGCTCCCAGCGCCCGTCGTCGAGGCGCACGGGTGCGCTCGTCGCCGTGTCGAGGCGCTGCCTCTCGACGCGGCGTGCGGCCGCGCGGCGCTTGCTTTCGATCTGCCGCTCGGGCTCGGGCGCGGGCTCGCGCCAATACGCCGCAGGGTCGCGACGAATCTGTGCGCGGAGCTTGTCGGCAGCGGCGCTCGTGTCGACGCGGCGCACGACGCACGATCGCGTGCGCTCGCCCTGCTCGTATCGGCGCAGGCTCACGACGATGCGCCCGCTCGGCACGCGCCGCTGCTCGACCGACCATCGCACGCGCTGACTCCTCGGCCCGCGCTTGACGGGCTCGCGCCAGTGCGCCGCCGGGTCGAGGCGCACGACGACGCGCGCGGCCTCGGCTTCGGCGCGGGTCGCGTGCGTCGACAGTCGAGCGCGACGCACGGTCTCGGCGCGCCGCTCAAGGTCGACGGCGTACCTGTCGCCGAGGATGACGATGCGGACGGACCAGCGCGGAGTCACGACCGCGCCTCTCTTCGCGCCACGCGCACCGCCATCATCACGGCCGATTGGTCGTCAAGCTCGTGGTGCCAGCGGCCTTGGACGCGCGCCTCGCGGTCGAGGAGCGCAAGCGGCACGCGCTCGTACGGCGCGCAGCACGAGACGATCACCGGCACGTCGAGGCTGAGCGCTTGTTCGAGCTCGCGGTAGACGCCGGACGTCGTCGTGCCGAGCGGCGCGAGCACGAGCAGCGCGTGGGCTTGGCGAATCCACTGTCGCCAGATGCACGGTACGAGGTCTCTGTCGGCGGCGCCGCTAGCTTCGGAGCCGAGCGCTTCGACTTCTTCAATCCAGTCGCCACCCACGACGCGCACGCCGTGTCGCGTGAGCGTCTCGCGCACCTCGCGAGCGCGCTCAATCTCAGCGGATGGCGCGGACAGATAGACGGCGGGGCGCAGGTCAATCGGCATCGGTCGGCTCCTCCCGAATGACATCGATGCAGCTATTCGGCGCGCACGACGTGTCGCGTGAGTCCGCGACCACCGCTGAGCGGGCCAGCATCGAAGGGTCTGGACGCAGCGCCTCGAAGCGGGCGCGCAGGGCGTCGCGCTCGGCAATAGCAGCGTCGCGCTGCTCGGTCAGTGCGAGTGAGAGCCTCGTCTCTTGGCGCAGCGCGTCGGAGATCTCCGAGTATTCCTCGCGCGCCGCAAGGGCCGCCAGCCGCCAGCTCTCCGCTTCCGCACCATCGCGCCCGACCTGCTCACGCACGATTGCTGCGATTAGTCTTGATATCGAGCTCATCGCCCACCTCCTCTTTCAACCACGCTCCCAGAATCGTCGCCGCGATTGCGGCCGCTTCGCGCTCGACGCCACGCCTCACGTCGGTCGAGATGTGGCGGATGCGCCGCAGCACGAGCGATTGAGTCGACGTCGGGAGCGCAATCCATCGCGCCGCGCTCGAGCGCCCCTTCGTGCGCAGCGCCTCTTTGACCGCGCGCTCTGCCTCGAGCGCGTCGCGCCACTGCTCGCGCAGTGCGATCATCTGCGCCGGTGACTCGCCGCCACGCTCGGCGTATCGCTCTGTCAGCGACTCACGCAGCGCGCGCCAGAATGCCGCCCGCCGGTAGTACGACATCGCCGTCCACGCGTCCTCGGCCTCGTGACGTCGCTTGCTCCGCAGCGTATGCGCAGGCCTGGCGCTACTCAGCTCGGCGCGCAACCGCTCGACCTCCGCCCGCGCCTCGTCGCGCTCGCGCATCAGCCTCGTCACCAGCGCCGTCGCGTCATCAAGCATTGCGCACCTCGGCTTCGGTGATGTCGTGGTCGAGCGACGACGCGAGTTGGTTCGCCGCGCGAAGCGACGCGGCCGCGATGTCGACGAGCTCGCGGATAAGCTTGGTGGTCGAGCGCATCGAATCGCGTTGCTTCACAACCTCGAAGAGCTCGTCAAGCTCTTCGGCGAGCACGCCGTAGATTTCATGCGGGCTTGAAAACGGCCCGCAGTGCTCGGCGATTTCGCGCGCGCGCTTCGAGACCAGCGCGTCAAGTTTTCCGTCACCCATCACACCCTCCTTCGTCTTTGACGTGCGCCGTCACGCGCTCGTAC